CCATCGTCAAAACCGGTATTGGGTATGAGTTGACCTATAGGGGAATAAACAACTTCTCTGACGCCTCTGAGGTGTTCTCGCTCGGCATTTCGGCCGGCTATTGGGACTTTGATGGTGATAGCAATACCAAAGAGTTTACGGTTTTTGGCCGCGCAAATACTACGGTTTGCGTTATCCGGGGCTTGTTGGACCAAAGCTAATGGTCAAGAAGGTTGGGTTCAAACACGCGCCTACCCTTAAAAGAGCGTTATATTCTTCTGCTTCCGTCAAAATCGTTCAAGGACCTGTCGAATCCGGCAAGACTGTCTGGATGGTCATGGATATTTACAAGGAAATGTGTACCATTCCGCGCTGCACGGACGGCATTAGGCGGTCAAAGTTCCTTGTTGTGCGGTCTACGGACGGGGAATTGCAGCGTGGTATCATCAAAACGTGGAAACAATGGTTTCCTGAAGACATACACGGGCCTTTAGTCGGGACTATGCCCACGGTTCACACTCTGAAGTTTCTGGATGTTGAATGTGAAGTGGAGTTTTTCGCGTTTGAGGATGATAGCGAGGCTGTACTAAAGAAATTACGGTCAACTGAGTACACAAAAGCCTACATAAACGAGGGGCAATTCACCAAATTTGCCCTGTTTTTGGCGATTAGGCAGCGTACCGGGCGCTATCCTGCCAAGGTAGATTGCCCTGATTGGGACCGTAAAAAGCGTATTTGTATGGATATGAACGCTGTTCGGACAAATGATCATTGGGTTTTGTATATCCGGGGTGATATTCCCTTTCCGCCTGAAATGGACGTGGAACAACGGCGCGCATACACCAAGCCTGATGATTGGGAATTTTTTGTTCAACCGCCTGCTGTCCGCGGTATTTATGATGAAAAGGGCTATATTACGGACTTTGAGCTTCATCCGGATATAGAAAATTTACCGTTTATTGATGGTGACGAGATATTATCTCTCTGTCAAAACGGTGCTATTGATGATATCAAGCGTGATTATATGAATGAAATGGTTATATTGAAGTCCGGCAATCCTCGATACGAGAAGTTTTCGAGAGGCTGGCACGTTGCCAAAGAACAATTGCAGCCTGTCGAGGGTGTTGCGCCTATCATTGGATATGACCCGGGACAAGCTTCCGGCGCCGCAACCTTCTGGCAAAGAGTGAATGGTCAATGGCGCGGGCTTTTTGAAGTAAACGCTCGTCTGGATCCCCGCCTGCACTCCGCTGAGGCTCAAGGGCAGCGTATGTTAGATATTTTGAGGCAGCACTTCCCTTGGTACAAAGATACCGGTGTGGCGGCTTGGATGGATCCCTACGGCACATGGAAATCGACGGATGAAAACACGACATTCCAAAGCATTATCTCAAAGCTTGGCATTGATTTTCAACAGCCTGCATTAAAGGATAATCCAAGTTTACGGCTCCAAACTGGTACAAAAATGATTAAAGACGGTTCGTATGGCAAGCCAAAGATATATTGCTGCCCGTTTGGGATGCCCTCTTTCATTGTGGCCATGGACGGTGCGTGTACCATGAAGGTAGTCAAGCGCCAAAAGGATATGGTTGAAGAAAACTCAATCAACAAAAATAGCCATGCCGATATAGTGGAAGCTGCTGAATATGCTTGGTGGGGTGGCGGGGAAGATAACTCGATCGTTCCAACAATTAAAGAAAACCAACTACCTACACGGATTGATACCTTCGCCGGTAACGTCACTCCGGGACGCCGTTCGTTTGTAAGAAGGACGGGATCATGGACGAGGTAAGAAACAGTAATTTTGAACCTTCCTGGTGGCATGTTGTTTTTGTACCAAGGCCGCTCAAGCACTGGTTTGATATTTTCACTCCGAGATGGTGCCGGCATGTGTTTGCTTTTGGATATTCACAGGCGTCCAATAGTTGGATTGTTATAGATCCTGCACACGGAAAAACTCATTTAATGATCTATAAAGACGACGATTTCACTGAAGTTTTAGCAAAATACTGCGACGATGATTGTGTAATTTTGCAGATTAAGGGTCAAAAAACCCATGTTTTACGGCATAGACTATTTCAAACTTGCTCTACAGTGGTTGCTAGGGTTATAGGTATAGGCGGAAATTCATTGACACCGCATGTCTTGGCAAAGACATTGCGGCTTCATAACGCCAAGGTAAAGAGAGATCCAAACAATGTCTATCAAAACAAAAGCCCCCGTCGAAGATCCTGAAACCAAAGCCCGCCGTGAGGCTGCTGAAGCCCGCGCGGACGCTGGCAGGATTGATGAAACCCGCGAAACGCTTGCTGAAGACACTCGGGCATTCTTCCGACAATTTGGCAGAATATCCCCGCCCGCATCAATCGGCAATCAACCTGCCCCTGCTGGTGGATTTGATATTAACAGTTTGTTTACTGGCCTTAGTGGTGGAGGGTTTACAGGCGGCACACTTTCCGGCGCACGTCTAAATGACAGCGTTTCTAATATAAGGTAGGTTTAGTAATGACGTTTGAAACAGATATGAATGCCCGCATTTCGGATGCGCGAAGTGACCGGTCCAATATCCAAGACCGGATTAACACGTTGTATGAGATAGGCAATCCGTGGCGTCAAAAAGTTGGCGAATCCACGTCGACCACGACCACTCAGGCAGAACAACAAGACGATATCTTTGACCAGACATTGCAGCTTGAGCTCTCAAACTTTGCCAGTGGTGAAATGGATCACTTCATGCCGGAATATAAGTCGTGGGTTAATTTGGCGCCGTCTGTTGCTCTTGAAGGAACGTCACAGGCCAATGCTTGGGAATCTGCGGGCAAGCAATGGGAGGAACGCTTGTATGAATTGATCAACGGCACAAATTGGTATGAAGAAAACCTAGAGGTCTTTCACGATATTGGTATTAGCTGCGGGGGCACGGCAATCCCGATCCCCGATGCTACAATGCCCGTTGTGTGCCGTCCTGCATTAATGAGCAACATTTTAATGGATGAAACCGCCTATAATGATTTGGACGGTCGCTGGATGGAATTTGACGTTAAAAAGCGCCATTTGAAGGAAATGTTTGCCGGAATAATGGACAAAATCAATGGAAACCTGAAGCTGAGGGCAAAAAATGACGCCAACATTGTCAAGGTTTTGCAGGGCAATTTGCGAAAACTTACGCCTAAAGGCCCACGCTGGATGTGGGTTGTCCGCATTGATGGTGAAACTGTTCACAAACAAATGATGCCCGTTGGTGCGCCTCCTGCCGTCAATATTGGGCGTTGGCGCCATGCAACACCGAGCGCATGGGGCCCTGGTCCTGCTGATATGTGTCTATCTGCTGGTCGAATTTTGGATGATTTGGGCTATATTAACCTTAGAAAGCTGGCAAAAGAGGCTGATGCGCCGTATTCTTATGAGGTTGATGGGGTATTTAACGTCAAAAAACCTATTGAAAACGGCACATTTGTTGGCCGGCGCGTTGGATCTTCGCCGCCTGTACCAATGTTTACCGGGTCGACAAGCCAGAATGTCTATTTTGAGCGTGAAAAGATACAAGAGTTTATTCGTGCGTGTCTTTATACGGACGGACCACGCCAAGAAGGTAAAACCCCGCCTACAGCAACACAGTGGATTGATGAAAAGGCTTTATCGAACATCCGCAAGATTGCCCGCCGCCGTATATACCGTGAATATGTCCTGCCCTCTCTTCGCCGATTTGCCTTTGTATTTGCGGTACGTGGGGACTTGCCACCAATTGAAATTGGTGGCCGTGCGATTCCTGCTAAATTCATTTCCCCACTTTCCAAAGCTTCTGATGCTCAGGAAGTATCTGGCGCATTCCAGTTTATTCAATCCGCTGTTGGTACGCTCGGGGAAGCCGCCATTGCTTCAATTAACCCACATGAAACACTGGTGAATATGAAAGACAAACTTGGTGATCAAATAGTTGAACTCACCGAGCCGGATGAACAATCAGATTTACTTAAAAAGGTTTTACAGGAAGGAAAAAACATTGCCTAAAGTTACGGACGAACAAAAACCCTCCCGCAAATTTTCAGACATCAGGCGTCTCCTGGAGATCAGCCCTGACAAGGTAACAGATGAAGCGCAATTAGCTTTTGCAAGCGTTGGTGCTATGCCACAAGGCGCGGCCATACAGGAATACCTCACATTTATTTTGCTTGATGTTGGCAGCACAAATACTGTAGAGGAAATGTATCAACACGCGGGCAAGAAACTTCTTGCTCAAGACTTAATTAGATTTATGGACGGTAAAAATGAATAAATATTTGAAATTTGGAACACCTGTTAACCCTTTTTTGTGCTACGTAGACCCCGCCGCTGCGCCCGCCGCTGTGCCCGCTGTGCCAGCGGTTCCTGCGGTTCCTGCGGTTCCTGCGGTTCCTGCGGTTCCTGCTACCCCTCCCGCCGCTGAACCGCCTGCCACGCTTGCTGCTGTGGCCGCTGAAGGGCTGGAGCCGACCGAGGCTCCACTTGCTCCCGAAATTAATCCAGAAACCCCACCTGTTGTTGAGGGTGAAGAACCTCCCGCCGCTGAACTAACAATTCCTGAAACTGCTGATGCCTATGATTTTACACTGCCAGACGACACAGGACTGAAAGATGAAAAAGGGGATCCGTTCCAGTTTGCATCGGATGATCCGCTTGTAGCCAAGGCCCGCGCTCTTGCTGTAGAACACAAAATGCCACAAGAAACCCTAACCGCAATGATGGGCGTGTATGTTGAGGCTATGAAAGACGCGATTAGCACAGAAAACGCCAGCCGGACAGAAGCTTCGGACACGCGTCGGGCTGATGCCTTGGCGGAATTGGCTTACAAAGATGCAGCAGGGAAAGACATATCAGGAGAGGATCGTATTAGCAAAACTCTCTCCGGTATTAGTGAGCTTTTTGGTGCTGATGATGTGGCTACCGCTCGGGACGCAATGGCCGGCCCCAAGCAAGTATTATTCTTTGAAAAAATAATTAAGCTTGCAAACGAAGGAAATATTGGTAAGGGTGGCACCAGTTCCGCAGATAACTTGGACGGATTGTCGGGAGAGCAGAAGTTACACGCCATTAGATCCAGAAGTAAATAACCGGAGTTGAAAACCATGAGTACACTAGCAATGACATTGATTGAGCATAGCAAAAATGCTTCCCCTCTTACACAAGCTGTCACAGACATTTATGCCCAGTCTTCAGACATTTTAATGGCCTTGCCGTTTAAGAATGTTGTTGGTGGCGCTTACAAATATTCAATTGAAGATGCTGGCGGCGGTATTGCTTTCCGCGGTATCAACGAATCTTACACGCCTTCAACCGGTGTTGAAAACCCTCAAGTCGAAACATTGTCTATCGCTGGTGGTGATGCTGATGTTGATATGTTTTTGCTTGCTACCCAGGGCGAAGGTCGCCGGGCTCGTGAAGAAAACAAGAAAATCAAATCCCTTTCTCGCGGCATTACCGATGCTATCCTTGCTGGCGACTCGTCAACGGACCCTCGCGAGTTTGACGGGTTACAAAGACGGCTTACTGGTGATCAGGTTCTTGCCAACTCCGCTGCCGCTGGCGGCGCGGCGTTGTCATTAGCTGCTTTGGATGATTTGATTGAGCGTGTCACAGAACCCACACATTTAATTATGAACAAGCGGTTCCGGGACGTTCATTTTAAAGGGCTCCTTCGCAATCAAACCCTTCAAGGCAATGTCGATATTCAAAAAGACGATCTTGGTCGACCTGTTGTTCTTTATAACGGCCTTCCATTTTTGATTGGTTATGAAACTGGTCCAGAAGCCCGCATTTTGCCATTTACTGAAGTTGGTTCTGGCGGCGGTGGTGCTGTCACGTCTTCAATTTACTGTGTGTCCATGAAGGACGGTCATATGTGTGGCATTCAAGATTCAGCGATTGCTACTCGGGATCTTGGTGAACTTGAAACCAAGCCTGCCAAGCGTACCCGCATTGAATGGTATCCTGGCATAGTTATTGAAAACCCATATTCTGCGTCCCGGCTGACCTCAATCACTGACGCTTCAATCGTCGCATAGGCGGCAACTAAACTCTAAAGGGAGTAATAAATGTCCAGACGAACTTATACTTACGACGATCTTCTTGAACTGAAGGCGTCTGCGGCTG